GATACAACTGCATTTATGTCATTATCAGCTGTTCCAGTTCTACCTGCAGATTTCATAAGTCTCTCAGCAGTAAATTGAAGCGCAGAAGGAATAATTAATTTCATTCCTTTAGCCGCAATTTTAAGACCTCTTTCATCAGTTAGTGCAGCAATGTCAATTAATGATTGCTCTAAAGATGTTTCGTTAAGGTCTGCTGCAGTCGAAAGCTCATTCTGCTCAGTACCAGCTACAATTGAGTGGTCAGTAGCACAAAGCTCTGTACCGTCTCCGCCAGTAAATGAACTGTCAAACGCGTTGTTAAGAACGTTTGCCGCTTTAACTTGTTTAGCATTAGCCATTGATCTAGCTAGTGCTTTTGTATATCTAGACGCAAGTCTATCATACAAATTGTCTTCAATCGCTTCTTCAGTGATTGAGAACGCTAAAGCAAGCGTTTCGTGCGTGTAACGAGCTGTGAAAGTCTCTTGTGCCGCATCGTAGTTGACACCTTGACCTTCAGGTTTTACTGAAGCATTTCCAAATCCAGATAACATTACTTCTTCTTCAAAAGCTCTGTCAGAATTTTCTGCATCGAAAATTTCAGTATGCTCATTAGCATAGTTTTTGTATTCCAGGCCGAATAAAGCATTCAATCCTGGCTCTAGTTCTTTAACTAGTTGTGATCGTGATATCGCCATAATTTATCTCCTTATTCTAATTATACGCCTGTTGTTAATTTCATGATATGCTCACCAGTGTTGAACACAACGTATGCGTTCGCATTTGCTGAACCTGTATCACTATTATCTGGGTCCACAGAAATACCAATTTGTTTAAGACCACCAGATGTTCCAGAAGTAGAAGTATCAATTTCAGAAGTTGATTGTCCAGAAATGGTGCTTCCACCAACTCCAACAAAATCAAAGCCTGAGTTATTCATAGCTGCTGTTCCTGTTCCATCGTGCTGTGCTTCAAATATAATATTAGGGTCCAGATAAATGGAAGCTTTAAGATCTGAAGCGTTAGTGCTTGCAGGATAATAAGCATTCCAAGTTGGTTTTGAAGTAGTGGGATCTGTATAGAATACGCCACCGAAAACACCAGCTTGCTGAGTATCCCCAGCTGCTGCCGCTTCGACACCGCCACCAGCTACCGCTTCTACAACTTGTCCAGTGTAGATTGCAGTACCATAGTTAGCAGCTATAGCAAATTCTTCAGTTCTAATGTCCCCGCCACTTAAGTGCCTTGTAGGTCTAAACCCAAAGGCCGCGTCTTTATTAGCCATATTTATCTCCTAATGTACCTGCCCCGAAGGGCCTCCAGTACGGTTTATATTAATTCGTTGGATTAGGAATCGTTAAAAAATTAACTCTTCTTTGTTCCACCGAAGGTTACACGAGTCTGTCGATCAGTATTGACCGGCATACTTGGGTGCTGATCCTTCAGAAGATCGTTAGCAACCGCGTCGTCTTTGTCTTGAGTTATTTTATCAAAATACTCTTGGCGCGATTTAACAAGCTCGTCAGATATCCTAGCCAGCAATAGGCCGCCAACTCCGATGACCCCTTTGTATTTTCCCTCATTTAAAGTTGGATAATCTTGATCTGGATATTCATCAGCTCTTACAAGCTCGTATCCTGATCTTAGTTTACCTGACATGTTCTTTGTATCATCAAAGCCCATAGTCTCGGCTCTTATCCACCTATGATGGTAACCATCTGGTGCAGGGGGTG